GTCCCGAAGCCGACCCGCCAGAGATCAGACCCACCCCCCGGGTCTTGCCCAGTATACAGAGATGCTCAAGTCATTGCCATCCTGTCATTTTCCGACAATGCCCGACAGGGTCCGACATATCGGCAGGCCTCCGGCGAAAAGATCAGTTCGTGTGTCGGCGCGTGTGCCGGAGCCGTTCAATCCGCCCCAGGAGGTTTTGCACGGTCGAGACATGCCAGCACCGTCCTCGCCGGGTCTGGATCCCCCGGGCGTTCAATTCCCGTGCGATGGCCCTGAGGCTGTGGTGTCCGTTTTTGCGGATGTCGTCGATGACCGGTGCGAGCGACCTTGCGAAGGCATCCGCATTGTCGGAGACGGCCGCCCTGAGCGCGACACCACCCTGTCCAGCCCTTCGAAGCGCGGCGGCGCCGTTGGGGTTGCCGAGCCGTATACCGCGGGCCTTGGCGGCCGCGAGCGCCTCCTGGGTGCGACGGCTGATCGCCTCGCGCTCCTGCTGGGCGACCAAGGCCATGATGCCGACGGTCAGGTCATTGGCCTCCGGCATGTCGCAGGCCAGGAACTTCACTCCGCTGCCCTGCAGGGTGAGCAGGAAGGCGGCGTTGCGGGAAAGGCGGTCGAGCTTGGCGATGACGAGGGTCGCGCCGGTGAGCTTCGCCAGGGTCAGGGCCTTCTCGAGTTCCGGCCGGTCGTCGCGCTTGCCGCTTTCGATCTCGGTGAAGCGTGCGAGGAGGATGGCACTCCGTGCGTCCGCGAAGCTGTCGATGGCTCTGCGTTGCGCCTCAAGCCCGAGGCCGGAGCGCCCTTGCCGCGCGGTCGAGACGCGCTCGTAGGCGACGAACTTTGGAGATGGGACAGACTTCGTGACCATGTACACACCTGCGCAACGTTGGTTTGGCAGGTGTGTACGTCGCTCGCCCGCGGCCTGAAGTGTAGCCATTTCCGGTCGTGTTCAGAGATCTTCGCAATCCGTGTCGAGAACCACTTTCGGGCCATCGCTGCGATGTGACCCCAGTTGCGATCTGCCCATGGCCATCGGTCGCTCCTGCCGCTCACCGTTCTCGTCCATGTAGATGGTCACGAACTCGATCTTGGGTACAGACCCAGCCGTCGCATCCGGTGCCAAGTCCAGCCGCGTGCGGGCCACCGGGGTCAGGCCCAGCTCGGTCATGTACCGGCCCATCAGCTCCATCTGCTTGTTCGCCACCGTCAGCCAGGGCGATTGCTGGACATGACCGTTCGGGGTCTTCAGGAGAGCGGGCGTCTCGCGCAATTTCTGCTCGGCCTCGACCCAGCGGGCCCAGGCCTGACAATAGGCGGCGAGGGCGGCCCGGTCCGCCAAGGTCAGCAGCCCGGCCTCGTGCAGGGGCGTGGCCAGCCGCCGCCATTCCTTCCGCGCCACGTCGTCGAGATGCGACGGACAGCGTGGCAGCACGGCGAGCGGTGATCCGGCCAATGTCCCGGCCCGTGGAACCGGTTTGCGGCCGCGCCTCACGACGGATCGTCCGGACCGGGAAGACGCGGTGCAGGCATGGACATCCTCTCCAGCATGTCTGCGATGCGGTCGCGGGCGCTTATCGCGCTCTCCCTCAACTCTTCGTCGGAGAGCCGGGCATATTCCGTCGGCTCCGCGGCATCGGGCATCTCCGCCGTCTCGCGCCACCCGGCCTGTGTCTTGAGATAGAAGATTGACGAGGTCTTGCAGCCCGCGCGTGCCTTCTGCAGAAGCCCGTTCGCCACGTGCGCGATCGCCCGCGCCTTGCCCCTTTTATAGCGCTCGAGAACGTCCGGATCGCGGTCGCAGATCGCGTGGAAGGTGCTGCGCGAGATACCGAGATAGTCGGCGATCTGGTCCTGGCTCAGAAGCGCAGCCAGGGTCTCGACCTCGCGTACCTGGTCAACCGTCAGCGTGATCTGCGGGCGCCCCATCAGCCGAACCGCGTGAAGAACCGGCGCAGGGCGTAGCTGCGGATGAACGACAGGGTCGTGAAGACAAGGCTGATGGTGGCATGCTGCCCGAGGCTCGCCTGCAGACCGATTACGGGAAACAATGTCAACTGCGTCAGCAGCGCCACCAGCCAGCCGCCGACCACGTTGCTCGCGGCCTCCACAGCGGACAAGTGGCGCGGTTGGCTCATGCCGCCGCCTCCTGCCGTGCGGCGGTCATCCCGGCAAAGCCGCGGCCATCGCCGTCGAGCACCGCCGCGTGCCCCGAGAAGGCCTGCCAGCGCTGGACACAGACATCCACGTACGCCGGGTCCAGTTCCATGGCAAAGCACACCCGGCCGGAACTCTCCGCCGCGATCAGCGTGGTGCCCGAGCCGCAGAACGGCTCGTAGACGGCCTGTCCGGGGCTGGAATTGTTCAGCATCGGACGCCGCATGCAGTCGACCGGCTTCTGGGTGCCATGCACCGTCTCGGCGTCCTGGTTGCGGCTGGGGATGGACCACAGGGTGGATTGCTTGCGGTCCCCCGACCAGTGGCCTTTGCCGCGCACCGAATAGAGGCAGGGCTCATGCTGCCAGTGGTAATGGCCGCGGCTGAGCACAAGCCGTTCCTTGGCCCAGATGATCTGGCTGCGGATCTCGAAACCGGAGGCGAGAAGGCTCTCCGCCACCGTCGTGGCGTGCAGTGCCCCGTGCCAGACATAGGCCACGTCGCCGGGAAAGAGCGCCCAGGCCTCCCGCCAGTCGGCCCGGTCGTCATTGGCCACCTTGCCGGTCCGCTTCGTCTCCGACGCCCCCGAACGGTTGCGCCAGTCCGGGTCATAGCTCACTCCATAAGGCGGATCGGTGACCATCAGGTGAGGCCGGACCCCATCGAGCAGACGCGCCACGGCAGCGCCATCCGTCGCATCGCCGCAGAGCAACCGGTGAGAGCCCAGGAGCCAGAGATCGCCCGAGCGCGACACCGGATCAGCCGGGGGCTCGGGTGTTTCCTCCTCGCGTGGATCGCTGGCGCCATGACCCAGCAGCGCATCCAGCTCCGCTCCGTCGAAGCCGATCTCGCCGAGATCCATTCCGAGGTCCGCCAGGTCCCCGAGTTCCAGCGCCAGCAACTCCCGGTCCCAGCCGGCATTCTCGGCCAGGCGGTTGTCAGCGAGGATGTAGGCCCGCTTCTGCGCGTCCGAGAGATGCGTGAGTTCGATCACCGGCACCGTGTGCAGGCCCAGCTTAGCGGCCGCCAGCACGCGTCCGTGCCCAGCGATGATCCCATTCCCGCCATCCACCAGCACCGGATTGTTGAACCCGAACTCCCGGATCGAGCCAGCGATCTGCGCCACCTGCGCATCAGAGTGGGTCCGCGCGTTGTTGGCATAGGGGATCAACTCCGAAACGGCCCGCTGCGCCACTGACCGGGCGCCGCGCTGTGCCGCCCTGTCGTCTGTTTTGGCCGCTGCCTGCTTCGCCATGTCCCCGCCTCGGATTTGATCGCCTCTCTGGCTGCAGGATATCAGGGGGCGCAAGTAATTGTAATCATGACAATAAATGACACTCGCCGCCATGAGGCGACAATGCGAGGTGGTCGCGGTGGCGTCGCTGGCGGATGTGAGGAGAAGTCTACCGCGGGGACGTTCGGCGAAAGTGTCTCAGGCATCGATCCGAAAGCGCGATGTTAATCGGGCCTTACCCAACTGATCCGCGATGGCCACAACAAAGTCAGCCGCCTGTGGATTTCAGCGATCAGATCCGTTTGAACGGGCGGAAAGTGCGCATTCGCTGAGTCTGCGCGGGCGGGTCTTTTGAATGTAGCTGCGGTTCAAAGAACAAGCGACGACTTGAACTGTTGAGGGACGGGCAGACCGTTAACTGCATAAATCCCGATTGTGATGAAAGCTATGCCTACGTGCAGTCTGACATATCCTTTGGGCGCAGAACTTTTGAGATTGTGTCCCCCGTCAGCACCTGTGGGACATCTGAGTTGACTTTGTAACGGAGGGTTTCTGGCTCATCGTAACCGCCAAGGAGTGGAGATGAGACAGAAACCCGGAACGCGGAAAGAGCCCGCCGAGAAGG